TACGTTGATTGAGTCCTCGCCAAACACATACAGGAAGTTATTTGCAGACAGAATCCTGATAATGTCTGTGCGAAGCGTAGAGTCTGTAATGGTAAGGAATCCAGCAGATACGTTGTAGAAATCGTTGAACGTATCAGCCGCCGAGTAAAACACAGTTCGGCCATCGGCAATCCATGAACGACCAGAAAATGTGGCTACATCAATACCGTTTTGGTCTAGGATCGTGCAAGTTACATTGGCATTGCTACCAGAGCCAGTAATAGTGACTGTCGGGGCGCTTGTATAGCCGGTTCCTGCTTCTGTAACTACAATTTCTGCGACTGCATTAGCAGTAACAATAACCTCACCAGTAGCCTGTATTCCGTTAGCCTGATTAGGAGCGCTAAAGGTTACGGTAGTATTTGCGGCGTATCCAGAGCCTCCGTTATTGATGGTAATGGAATTGACGCTACCAATGTCATGCAGGTCAGTGCCATCCCAAGTCTTGTATCCGTTGTTAGGATCAATAATCAGGGCGCGTTCATTCTTCCACTGCGTTGCCATAACGCCAGTGTTTGAGAATGTTCCTGCATTTGCAATGTTGCCAACAGAACCTGTGCCTACGTTCACATACTGTGCGCGGCCATTGTCCTCAAATGCCAATATATACTCAGTGTTATTGATATTTACACTGGTCATATATGTCACGGTATTTGCAAACGCGACATTGGCAAGCTGACTGGCTGCGTTCAGAATCTTGATATTGCCGTAGCCAATCGGCATGGCGTTTTCCATCCAGGAAAACTCGCCATTATCAATAACGGTGCGATTGTTTTTGGTGTTTACGCCCTTGAAGTCTTTTACTACGGCGTAATTCTTTTTCTGCTCAACCGCAGCCATTTAGTACCCCGCTACATAAGGTGTGGGTAGCCTGCGTGTAAATGTAGTGCTTAGAATCTCGCGCACATGCTTGTTGTATTCTTGGTTGAATATCTCTGCTTCTCCATACGATTGTTCCTGATACTTGGCAATGTATGCGGCAAAGAATGGCACGGCCTCAGTAAACGGTGCGGCAAGCACCTCAACCTCTGCGCCAGTAACCATCGGATCAACCTCAACTACGGTATCAAACTCCATAACGTAGGTTTGATCTGGAGTCGGCCCAATAAACAGCTTCTTGGGGCCATACATAGAGTATGCAATCGGCCTGCCAGTATAGTTCTGCCAGTAACGCAACTGCGCGTTAAAGTCAGTCCAGGCAAGGTAATACAGAGGAATACGGGAATTACCCCAATACAGATTGACGTTAATTACATCAATCGTGTTTGTGCCTTCCGGCAGAACAGAAAAATCTACTGTTTCAACGCCTGAAGGAACTGTATAACTTTGAAGAACGCGGTTACACCCCGTATCACGGACAAGGGTGTTTCTGCCATCGTTAATGTAATCCGTTAATTCAGCATCAGTCCAAAAATTGCCATTAACGTCATGCAACAAACGACGGGTCTGCGTAATGTAACCCGATAAAGTCTGAGCCATGTTTACTCATTTATTGCTGAAACTTTCGCCGCTCCCTTTGCTTTAGGCATAGGGGCGGCTACTCGCTCCACCACAGGGGCTGACAAGTGGACTGGCTTGGAAGGCTCTTTTGAAAACGAAAACTTGCAGAGTTTTTGCATTGCTGCATCAAACTCATTGCTCATTTTCATCCAGCCGAGCCTGACCAAGTAGGGTTCTTTATTGTCATCGCCATAACCGAAAATATGCTTTGCCGCCACTTCAGGCAGTTCGATCTCTTTGCCAGGAAGGAAGTCATATTTGACTCCATCAAAGCTGTCAGAAAGCGCGTCCTGACTGTTGTTGCGGACATAAACGGTCATAGCGTAACAATATCCCCATAAACGGCAACGTCACAGGTAACAGCGTTGGTATTCGCAACCAGCCGCAGATACAGCGGTTTGGCAGTCAAAACCGAGGTGTTACCCGATGCACTCAAGGTGAGATCAACGAAACTCGTATTTGATGTGGCACCAGAAGTCACCTGCGCGTTAGCAACAGCAGTGCCGGTGCCTCCCGCAGCAGGATACAGCGCGACGTTAGCGTTTGACGCTGCGCCGCTGAAGTTTGACAGGGTTACACGACGAACAATGTATTTCGATGCTTCTTGAGGAACGAGAGTAGCAACATCGCCAGTCGCAGCAAGGCTTACGCCAGTTTGCGATGCCAGTCGATAATTACCAAACTCGTCAGGGTATGAACGTCCTACTGCATTTGCGTCCATGACCGCTCCTTAAGCGTAAGTTTCGCCAGCAGCCTGACCGCCGTTAATGTCCAGCATGGTGACGTTTGCGTTACCGCTGCTGTTCTTCACATAGACGTTCACGCCATCCGAAATGACCACGCCGCCAGTGTTTGCAGCCATCACAGTAGCGTTGGAGCTACCGTTGTTAGCAAGCACAGTGACGTTAGCCGAAGGAAACATCACATAAATACCAGCAGGAACCACGGTGCCATTGCCAGAATCCACAGCCGTTACGGTAACGGTCTGGAAGTAAGCGCCAGCAGTATTGGTGGTTGCACCGGCAAGAATGATCTTGTTAGTAGCAAGTGCCATGTTTGTTTCTCCTTACAGGCTCAGAGAGTTATAGCCGGTAACTTTCGTCATGGCCTTCGGCTTCGTATTGACGAGTTCAGCAATCATCAGCACGGCACCAACGTAACCAATCTGGAAGTTCGGCAGGGTGGACTCAAAGCCAGTGAACGCAAACGAAGCCTGTTCATGGATATACATGGACATATAGTTCGTGTTCAGCAGGTAGAGCGTTCCTTCAGGGCAATACGGATCAGGATAGATCGGCACACCGGCAACCATCAGGGCGCGGAAAGCAGCCTGCGGGCCATTGGCTTCACCATCAAAACCGGAGCCAGGGGTAATCATGTATTGCTCTTGACCAACATAGTCTTGAGCCAGCAGCGTCCAAGTGCCGAAGCCGCAGACACCAAAGGTCGGAACTTCAGCGCCGTTTTTCACGGTGCCGCTGATGTATTGCAGCACGTTCTGACGGGTCGGGTTGACCGAACCAGCAGCATACTGCTTTGACTTCCACCAGGTGTTCGTGGAACGGTTAATGTTGCCGTAGGTTGCCGTGCCAGTGCCATCATCAACGGCGGCAGGCAGACCAATGAATTGCTGGTTGTTCGTGGTGTTGGTGTAGAGGGCCGTTGCCATCGAATCCATCATCACGTTGGTCGCATCGTTCATGCGAGCTTCGATCAGGGGGATGATTGCATAGTCCTGCTGCACGGCACCCTCCATGCCGAGGAACGGCACCGGAGAAACCAGCAGTTTCAGGTTAAATTCGGCGTTATACGCACCCTGTTGAACCGAGGGTTGAGCGAAAGAGCCGGAGTAGTCCGACCATTGCGCGTTCACGAATTGCGAACCCTGCACCGGAACCGTCACGCTCGACACACCGCCAGAAGCAGTCTGAGAGTTAGCGATCAGCGCCGCCATCAGGGGCGTCGAGTTATAGATTTGAACAACCAGCTTCGGGATAAACGCACGGCGAGTGACGTAGGTCAGCTCGTTGTATTGATTAGTACCAGAAGCCGGAAGAATACCGCCGCCAATAGGCATGATTTACCTCCGAAGTTTTAAAAGCCCCTTACAGCCCAATGGGTTTAGGATTCTTGCGAAGTTCTGCAAGAGCCAGTGCCGCGTTTTCACGCGCAGCACCCACCGGATTTTTCATATAACCTTTAACATCCATACGCGACATCACAGGCTGCGGATACCCAGGCGTAGGAACAGCGGACTGTTTCATATACCGGAAGTAGTCGGCAGCAGTTTCGTGATTTGCAATCCCTTTTTCAGTCATGAGCTTTTCAATCTCCTGAATTTCCTCATCGGATTGAGCGTAGCCCTTTTCCTTCAAGGCATTGCGTCGTTTTGAGAGTTCTTCGCGCACCTCACGCTGACGGAGTTTGGCTTCAAGTTGCTGAACCCGCTCCTCGGCAGCAGATGCACGTTTATCAACCGCTTCTTCCATTTCAATCTCAGGAACCGGCAGATCAGGCATTACCTTCTTTGCCAGTCGCAGGTAATCCTTGCGAGTAGCAGGATCTTCTGCAAGCCGCTTGGAAAGTGCGGCAAGTTCTTGGATTGCTTCGGGAGAGTAGTTTTCAAGACTCATAATCAGCCCCTTATCTCAGTCTTAGTAAACTTTTTTCGTATCGCCAGGCTTGCTCATGGTCATGCCATTTCGCTTGCCCACTTTTGCCGCATTATCCAGCCCACCAAACGGCTCAAAACGAGGCGTATTGACGATCTGGCCGTTCTGCTGCGAGTTGTCCGTCGGGCGCCGAGGTTGCAGCGCACCTTTCGGTTTGAAAAGTTCCAAGATAAAATCTCCTATAAATGTGACCAAAGTTTACGGTTTACAATATCTTGAATAGTCGTATGATGAACACCATACAGCTTTCCAAGACCCCATGCACTAGCGCCATCATTGTGCAACTTGCGAATTTCCGCAACCTGATCCGCGTTTAGTTTAGCCCTTCCATGAGCCTCACCTTTCGGCGCTATCCTACGACCCTTTTTATCCCTATCAATAGCATTGTCTTTAGCGGTTCCTAAAAACAAATGATCTGGATTAACGCAAAGCCTATTATCGCACTTGTGACAAGCATAAAGATCATCTGGAATAGCGCCGTACTTTTGCACGTAAGCCACGCGATGAGCGAGGTTCCAAGAGCCTTTGCCATCTGCAAATTTACCGTAACCACCTTTAGTCACGGCACCAGTCCAAACATGGCAATCAAAGCCAGGAATCATCTCGACTTTTGCTTGGAAGCGTTCAATTCTTAACATAATTACATTGGAAGAGGAGGCGCGGTAGTTCCCGCAGCCGGTGCCATTGCCATTTCCCTCTGTGCAGGCGAGGCACCACCAGCCTGCGGCAGAGTTTGAATCATTTGCAGGATTTCAGCAGGAATCAGTTGTCGCGTATCTGCTTCACGTTCACCAAAACTCATCGTGATGCTACGCACAACATCTTCCAGCGTCTTAGCTTCCTTGGATTTTTCTGGAAACATGCCAATGGATTGTTGCAGCATGTCCAAGGCCAACATTATGTTAAGTCGCGCCTTCTCTTGCTCACCTGCCTTCGGCTCCGGCGTACTCATCGGGGAGGCCATCGGTGCGGTAGTTTCGTTCTGCTCAAACGTAGGCGTGGTCTGAATATCAGTCGCGGAGTCTTTTTTTGACTTACCGCCCTGTTTCAACATATTCATCACTTCTTCATTTTTCACAGCCATAAACTACTCCTGTTTTGCATAGTGAAACGCCATTATTCTAAAAAGTCAAGTAAATGCTAACTAACCTCTTGAGCTACTACGAGAAGAGTTATTACGCACACTTGCGCCGCGAGGCTGGTAGCGCACGTAAC